CTTTATTTCAAGTCAAGGGGCATCTGCGATTTGGTAAAAAATTCTTTTCACTTTTGCCCGACATCTAACAGTCATCTACCCATGAGCGGTGAATTATGGGGTTCCATCTGCTGCATACTTTCACATCAGGAATTATATGAGAGTTCAATTGCTTGTAGAACGCTGGTCAAAATGTGACACTCCCCGCGGGTACATACCGGGATAGCGGACGGGTGAGGGGTATACTGTTGCCGCGACCGTGGGTACCCGTCCGCTGAGATAGGGAAGGGCGGATGGGGCACTCTTCTGAGCTGGATCAGGAGAGAAGAGGGGAACCGGCGGCAACGGACGTAGACCTGCTCATCCAGGGATACTCTAACTACCTCACGGCGCTCAAGAAGTCCCCGAAGACCGTCCTCGAGTACACGAAAGATGTCGCGCGCTGGGCCGCCTGGTGGAAGCGTCCAGTCGAGTTCTTCAGGCAGGACGAGTGGGACGACTGGACGCTAGCGCTATCGGAATCCGGCGTCTCGGGCCGATCGATCAACCGCTACCGCGCCAGCCTCAAGCGATTCTTCAAGTACCTTCGGCGCCGAAAACTAGTAACGCATGACCCTAGTTACGACAGCGAGTCCGTTGGGGTCGAGAAGCGGCTCCCCGTGGTGCTCACCGAGGCGGAAGTCGAGCACATGCGCGGCCGGCTCCAGTCGCCAAGGACGCGGGCGCTCTTCGCGCTGCTCTACGACTGCGGCTTGCGGTCGAAGGAGGCGCGCACACTCACGCCAGAGCGCGTCGGCGTGGAGTCGATCCACGTCAGCGGCAAGCGGGCGAAGGACCGGATCGTGCCCATCGTGCCGGCCACCGCGGCAACGCTCCGGGCGTGGCTCAAGGTGCGGCCGGAGTCGCCGTACCTGTTCCCGACGCTGGGCGGGAACTGCGTTGGGGAGGTCCAGCTCTACCAGCTGATCCGGCGCGCGTCGAAGGGCTCGGGCAAGCACGTCACCCCGCATACGCTGCGGCACTCGATCGCCACCCATCTGGTACAGCGCGGCATGTTGATCGAGAAGCTACAGGAGTTCCTAGGTCACGATTCGATCGAGACGACGCGGCTCTACGTGCGGCTGGCGCAGTACCAAGTCAAGGAGGCCGTCCTGAAGGCGCACCCGCTCGCCTGAATGCGTGAGTCACGGGATCCGGATTGACCGCGTTTCCCCTCGGCGGCTACCGCTTTTTGCGGAGCATTCTCCATCTCGCCGCGTCCCTTCGCGCCTTGGCCGCGTGGTAGCGGAACCGGCACAGCGGGGTATCGAAGCGTTGCCAGCCCCTCACCCTCTTGTACCGCTTCCCACACTCGACGCAGGCGGCGAACGGGCGCCTCTTTAGATAAGGCATTCCCTTAAGGTGGATCCTAGCTCGAGTCGACCGGGGAAGGTCAAGACATTCTAGAACTCGCAAAATCGTAGTCAGTATAAGGTTTTGCGTCGCTTTGCCCTTGACTTTCAAAGTTCCATACGCTAACTGTATTACTAGAGCCATACAGAGGGGGAATGGTGGTCCGCAGTAGCCAAGCACATCCGCCGCCCGGTGAGGCCGAACTTCCTCCACGCCCAATCCCCCTAGGAACTGGCCGGAGTGTGTCCGCCGGCCTCACCGGTCGCGGCATATGAGGAAACGATGCGTTGTCGATGTGGGCAGCTTCTACGCGGTAGCCAGCGCCGGTGCCGGACCTGCGCGGTGGAGTATCTCAAGCAATGGGATACAGACCGGTTCGAGCGCCAAGTCCAAGAAGAGCCGATCGTCCTCAAGTTCACCGACGAGCAACTCAAGCGCTGGGAAGAGATGTCGTCCAAGCAGCTCCCGCGGGTCCCGCGCTCTGTCAAGCCCTGGAACGAAAGCGAGTGGGACCGCCAGCAGAAAATCAGGACGTGGTTAGGAGTGGGCTTGCTTGTGGTCGTGGCTACGCTGGCAGCTTACGCGATTGTCCTGGTGCTTCGTGGGCCGTAAGAAACCGGAAGATCCATCTGAGGTGTGCGTCTACTGCGAGCAGGATACGCCCTGTGTGTGGACGGTGAGGATCGGGAACCACCCCTACGCGATGTGCGTGGAGTGCAGCGGCGAGGCCACCAAGGACTTCTTCAGCTACTCGATGCGGACGGCCGAGGACCGAAAGAAAGCGAAGGGCGATGATGCTCCAGAAGCCGATGGCGAGTAACGCGCTGGTTGGCTGGAACGTTCACACCAAGCCCGATGGGCCGCCCATGTGGCTCTGGCTTCGGTGGGTCGCTGAGCGCGTCTGGTTCCGAGATATCCCGAAGACCTGGAGAAGCATGGTTGAGGAGTGACCCAATGTTGGACGGCTGGCTTAATGCGATCGTGTGTTGCCTCGAATGTGGCCATGCTTGGAGTGAGATGTTGCCGCCGACAGATGGGGATCCCGTGTGTATGTGCGCGTTTTGCGGCGAAATGTGTTCCGTCGAGATTGCTTTTGTTGGTGGGGGTCGGTGATGCCAAGGAAGACCTTGGATCTAACTGGGGTTGTAGTTGGTGACCTTACTGTGGTTGAGCCCACAGCAGACAGGTGCAGTGAAAGCGTCGTTTGGCTGTGCCGATGCTCATGCGGCACCGAGGTGTTAAGGAAGGTTCCGCACATTCAGCGCTCCATCAAGAGCGGATACGGCGGGTGCTTGCAATGCTCTCGCTCTCATTCAGGCAAGATCTCGGGGCCAATTAACGGATTGCGGCATGGTGGCTCTAGGCGGCGCTGTAGAGAAAGGCTCTACAACATCTGGAAGTCCATGAGACAGCGCTGTGAAAACAATCGAAGCCAGAGCTACGCCCACTATGGCGGCAAGGGCATTCGTATCTGCGACGAATGGCTTGAGTACGGATCGTTCAGGGCGTGGGCCATGGCGAGCGGTTACTCGGACAACCTAACCATCGACCGCGTGAACTCGCGCGGGAACTATGAGCCATCTAACTGCGAGTGGGTGACAAGGGCCGAGAACTCGCGGCGCATGCGCACGCAGTATTGGCGGTCAATGACGTGCATCGCGTAGTTGGTAGAGGGGGTGGGGAGCAGTGAAAAGACGTAACGGGCCGGCCACGCTGTCGAGGATGCTGAAGATCCTCCTCGCGCTGGCCTCTCGCCATTTCGGGATGTCCCTGACGGAGATGGCGGAAGAGGCGCACATCGATCCGCGGTCGGTCTACCGATACCTGCACACGCTTAGGGAATGCGGCGTCGAGCTCACCGAGGGGTGGGGCCTCGACGACTACACACAGCGGCGATACAGGCTCTACAGACTCAAGACCATCCGCGGGGTGCGGCTAGACCTAACAAGGCGTGCGTAAGTCCATTGAGAACAAGGGGTAACAATGCCGTTCGAGAAGGGAAAGTCTGGGAATCCTGGCGGTAGGCCGAAAGAACTGGCTGGCCTCTCTGAGGCTATCCGCGCCGAATTCGAGAAGGACATCGCCACTGGCGGGATGAACGAGGCTATCAAGCGCGGCTTTGATCTGATGCGGTTCGCGCCAGAGCCGAAGGACAAGCTCGCGGCACTCAAGATGCTGCTGGAGTACGGATACGGTAAGCCGGCGCAGCAGCTCGACGTCGGCCTTGGCCTCACCGAATCGCTCGGCGGCCTCCTTGAGAGCTTCCTACGGAAGGGTGACCCTGAGTGATCGACCCTGCCCACGTCGCCCTACTCAAGCGTTGGCACGACGACCCCGTCGAGTTCTACAACGACGTGCTGCGCGAGAAGTACGAGCCGCTCGATCCGTGGCAGGTCGAGGCGCTGCGGGCTCTCGCTGAGCGGGACCGCGTGGCCTTCGTGGCGTCCAAGGGAGTCGGCAAGTCGTTTCTCGAGGCTGTCGCCGGCTTCTGGTGGATGGTCACGCGCAAGAAGGCCCAGGTGATCTGCACGTCCATCACGGCGAGCAACCTGCGCTCGGGGCTTTGGAAGGAGCTGAACGGCCTCTACACGAGTTCCAAGCTGCTTCAGTACCTCTTCGTCTTCAACAGCGAGCGCGTCGAGGCGAAGGAGGATCCGAAGCAGTGGTTCATGGAGGCGCGCAGCTGGCGCGACCGCGTGGACGCCGTCGAGCAGGCCCAGGCGCTCGCCGGCTTGCACGGTCCCGCGATGATGTGGCTCGGCGACGAGGCCGGCAGCTACGGCCACGCGATCGTGGCGTCCGGCTCGGCCATGATGGCGAACGTCGTACCTGGCTCTGGACGAGAGGGGAAGATGCTGCTCGGGGGAAACCCGACGGACCCCAAGGGGCCGCTCTGGGATATCGCCCGCGACCCGGAGAATTGGAAAACCATTCGCATCAACGGCGATCCGGACAACCCGAAGCGCTCTCAGCGCATCGGCCTCGAGTGGGCGAAGCAGGAGATCGCCAAGCACGGGCGCGAGAACCCGTGGGTGCGCGTCTCGGTGCTAGGCGAGTTCCCCGAGGTCGGCTTCAAGAACCTGCTCGGCCCAGACGACATCGACAAGGCCAAGCGGCGCCACTACGGCGAGCCGGACTTCCAGTACGCGCAGAAGCGCTTGGGCGTGGACGTGGCCCTTCACGGCGACGACGCGACGGTAATCTGCCTACGTCAAGGACTGCGCTGCGGGCAGTTCGTCGAGATGCGTACCGACGACCCCGACAAGATCGCCGACCGGGTGGCTCTTGCGGTCGAGCGGTCGAATGCCGAGGTGGTGTACCTCGACAAGACTGGGATCGGCGTCTCGGTGTTCCACGCTCTCAAGACCCGGCGCATTCGCGTGGTGGGCGTGGACAACTCCCAGTCTCCGGTGGATGACCGCTACCTGAACAGCCGGGCTGAACAGTGGTGCAGCCTGGCCAATTGGGTGAAGAGTGGCGGCTGGCTGCCCGTGGGGTACGACGCGCTCGAGAAGGATCTCATGGCCCCTGAGTACACCTACAAGACCGTCAACAAGCAGTCAAAGATCATGATCCAGCCCAAGGACGAGATCAAGAAAATTCTCGGCCGCTCGCCGGACTACGGTGACGCCTTGGCGCTGACGTTCACGAGCCCGGAGAGGCCGTCCGCGGATCCCATGAACCTCGGGCTGCGACCGGGCTTCCTGCAGCCCTACAGCGGCAAACCCAACGCGCATGATTTCGATCCTCTTCGGAGTGTGTCGACCGAAGCGGACTTTAACCCCATCGACACGAACAAGATCTGAGAGGAGGCGACCGGTGAAGCTACAGGGTGTGGGTGTGGACATGCAGTTCGACAATGTGCTGATCGAGCCGGAGGTTGTGACGCAGTCCAAAGGTGGGATCATCCTCCCCGACCGGGATCAGAACAAGCAGCGCCCCGTGATCGGCAAGATCATCGGCATCGGCCCTGGGGCCGACCGCGACGGCAAGTTCTACCCGACGACGCACAAGGCTGGGCAGCGGGTGCTGTTCTCGCAGTACCCGCGCTCGGACGTGGAGATCGACAACAAGCTCTACTACGCCGTGAGCGAGCGGCAGATCCTCGGTGTTTTCGCGAAGGGGGAGTGACGTGGGAAGGCCGATCGACTTTCGCGGCAAGAGAGTTGGCTCTCTGGTTGGTGTTGCCTTGGCTGAACCTGCGCCGAACGGCGACAGGATGTGGCTTCTTCGTTGCGACTGCGGGCGCGTGGCAACGCGCAAGAGCGAGCTTATCCAGAGGGCCGTCAATCGCGGCTATCCATCCGCATGTGACGAGTGCGTGCGGGAGCAGCGCCGCGCAAGGATGAAGAAGCATGAAATCGAGAGAACAACCCACGGACTTACGGGCTCTCGGCTCTACGTCATCTGGAGGGGAATGCTAGCGAGATGCGGAGATAGTCGTAGGCGATATTATGGGGCAAAAGGCATTAAAGTCTGCGACGACTGGAAAACATTTCGCAACTTCCACGCTTGGGCTGTGGCGAGCGGCTATTCTGACGGCCTAACCATCGACAGGGTTGACTCAAGCCTGAACTACGACCCATCGAACTGCGAGTGGGTAACACACGCCGTCAATAACAGTCGGGCAAGGCGACCTGGTCATTTCTGGCGTTCAATTACTCTTAATGCTTAAAGGGGGAGACATGGCTAAGATTTTCTGCGGAGTTCCAACATATAAAAATGATTTGCACGCCGACGTGATGTTCACCGCTCTTCAGGCGAGCCGGGAGCATAACGTCATGTTCGGCAAGGCCGACTCGTCGGCTTGCACCATGATGTTCAACATCCTGCTGCTCCAGGCGCTCGAGGAGCGCGCTCGCGGCAACGCGGACTACTTCCTGCTCTGGCACTCGGACGTGGTGCCCGAGCCGCTCTTCGTGGACAAGATGGTCCGCATTGCGCGGGAGAAGAACGCGGAAGTGCTGTCGGCGATCATCCCCATCAAGGATGAGAAGGGCCTCACGTCCACGGCGCTCGACGAGGTGGTGGGGGATTACCCTGCCTTGTGGCGCGTGCGGCGTCTCACCATGCGCGAGATCATGCAGAAGGAGCCGACGTTCACGGACCCCAAGATCCTCGTCAATACCGGCCTCTTGCTGATCGACCTTAAGGCGCCCTGGGCGGATAAGTTTCACTTCCACTTCGACGACAACATCATCGAATACCACGGCCGGCGGCTGCCGGCCATCATTCCCGAGGACTGGATGTTCTCTCGGGACATTCGCGCCCTCGGTGCCGGCCCTCAGTGGGTGACCCGCGAGGTTGCGGTGCGGCACTTCGGGGACACCGCGTACCCGAACAATCAGGTTTGGGGCACCGTGGAGACGGATGTCGTGGCGCCGACGCCGGAGGACATCAAGGCTGCGGTGAACGAGGCCGCGAAGGTGCAGGGGTGGATGTCGTGGGAAGAGCTGGCGTATCTCGCCGAGAAGGCCAAGAGCGCGACTTGCGTGGTCGAGCTCGGCAGCTGGAAGGGTCGCTCGACGAAGGCGATGGCGATGACCTGCAAAGGCAAGATCTACGCCGTGGACAGCTGGCGCGGATCGACCGAAGGCGATGCCACGGGCGTTGAAGCGGAGCAGCGCGGACGCGAGACGATCAAGGGCGAGTTCTACGACAACGTGGCTATCGAGCACAAGAACGTGGTGGTGACGGATTGCGAGCACGCCTTTGCTGGCACGTCGCTCAAGCATCTCGCGGGCACGGTGGACTTTGCCTTCGTCGATGGGGACCATAGCTTCGAGCACGTCAAGCGCGATATCCTCACGTGCCTCGATCTCATGGCGCCCGGCGGCATTCTCTCGGGTCACGACCTCAACGAGCCCGGTGTCGCGAAGGCTGTCAACGAACTGCTGCCAGGAGCGAAGTCGGTCGGCGGTACGTCCATCTGGGAGTACACGGTGCCGGTTGTCGCTGCGGTCTCGGCCTGACGAGGTGCGTCGTAGCACGCCTTTAGACTTATGGCGTGGTCGACGTCGATCGCTGCACCGTAACGTTCCAGTCTGAATCCATCGCTGATTGCTGGGATGAAGCGCTTCCGCTCATGCTCGCGAATCACCGCGAGACGGGTGCGCTAGAGGAGTGGGCGTTCGCTCCAGCCAAGGTCAAGCTGGAGCGCATGGAGATCGCGGGCTTTGTCCGCGTATTCACCGCACGGCGCCACGGCAAGCTGATCGGCTACCAGCTGTTCTTCGCGATGTTCGGGATCAACTACCCGAGCAAGATCGAAGCGACCTGTCACGCCGCCTACATGGTTCCGGGCGAGCGTGGCTTCACGGCCGGCAAGTTCCTCCTCTGGGCTGACAACCAGCTTTGGAGCGAGGGCGTCTATTCCATTGCCCGCCAGAGCACCGTCAAACATCCGCTCGCCAAGGTCTATCAGCGCATGGGCTACCGCCTCGTGGAAGAGAACTGGATGGCCGTTCGCAAGGAGAGCGCCTGATGGGCCTTGAAACCGTCATCGCCATCGCCTCGATCGCGGCTGCCGCAGCCGGCACCGGCGCTGAGGTCTACTCCTCGCAGCAGGCCGCGGACGCCTCCAACAAGCAGCGCAAGGAGGCCGCATCGATGGCCCAGCGCAACGCCGCGCAGCTCGCCGAGAAGCAGAGCCAGAACGACGCCACGGCCGCGGCGCGCCTCGCCAGGCTGCGCCAGCGGGCTTTCTTGGCCAACAGCGGCCAGAACAATGACCAGACGGTTGCGACGTCGCCTATGGGCCTCGCCGCCACGCAGGGCGGCTCCGGCGGCGGGTATGCCGCGCCTAAACCCCTTCAGAAGCTGGGGGCCTAGATGGACGTCATCGACGCGATCATCAAGTACATGTACGGCGCGCCGCTCTTCCTTCGGCGAGTCGCCGCCGGCGTGGTCGCTCGGAATGAATGCGTCTGCGGTCTGGTCATTTCGCACCGCTGCGGGAATCGAGCGTAAGCTGATGTATTTCGACATTCCGAAGAAGACGAGGCAGCGGTACCTCGTCAACGCGATGAAGGAGATCCGTCGGCCCCAGGAGCCGATGTGGCAGGAGATCTCCAGCCTCGCGCTCCCGTTCCGCCTGCGCCTGAACATCACCGATCAGAACCAGGCGCGGATGGCGACGAACATCTACAACTCGACCGCCTCTCGGGCGCTCAAGGTGCTCCAGAGCGGGCTCATGACTGCGGCAACGGACCCCACCTCCGACTGGGTGTCGCTGTCCCTCAAGGACAAGGACCGCGCGGAGTACGGCCCGCACCGGCGCTGGCTCGACGAGGTCGGCACGCTGATCCTCCAGACCATCGAAGACTCAAACTGCTACGAGAACCTCCCCGTCGCTTACGGCAACATGGCGGCCTTCGGCATCTTCGCCCTCGGGCTCGAGGAGGGCTTCAAGCGGAGCGCCCTTAAAACGACGCTCTACGCGACGGGACGCTACTGGTTCGCTCGGGATGACGAGGGCGTCGTCAACACCTTCTACGAGGAGTGCCGCGCCACCGTGCGGCAGCTCTACATCCGTTTCGGCGAGCGCGCCAACTTCTCGGAGCAGATCCGCAAGATGGCCCGCGACGGAAAGTGGGAGGACTGGGTAGACGTCGCCCACCTGATTGAGCCGAACGAGGACTATCAGCCCGGAAGCCCGCTTGGGACGCGCAAGCGTTATTCCGACTGCTGGTGGGAGACGGGTCAGACCTCGGCGTCGGCCAGCGGCTACGACCAGAAGAACGACGATGCCTACATCGTTGAGAGCGGCTTTGACCTCTTCCCGGTGGTGGTGTGCTCGTGGTCGAGCGTCGAAGGCGACGTCTATCCCACGGAGTACCCCGGCAGCGAGTCGCTCGGCGACAACAAGGGCCTGCAGATCTACGAGAAGCGCCTCGGCCAGCTGGTCGAGAAGGGCGCGCACCCTCACTGGATCGCGGACTCTGCCCTCAAGGGCGAGCTCGACGGCGGCTTCGTTCCAGGCAAGACCTCCTACGTGGACGAGAAGGTCGCCGGCAAGTCCATCCGCCCGGCCCATGTGGTTGATCCCGGCTGGGTGGTCCCGGTGCGCGAGCAGATCCAGGATGTCTCGACCCGCATCCTCGAGACGTTCCACTACCCCACGTTCTCGACGTTCGACGCGCCCATCGCCGGAACCGACCGGCAGATGACGGCGACCGAAGTGCTTGAGCGCAAAGCGGAAAAGCTGCTCAAGCTCGTGGACATGTACTCGAACCTCAAAGGCCGTGGGCTCAAGCCCCTTGTGGCCTTCACCTACGAAATGCTGCTCCGGCAGAACCATCCGGTGTTCCAGCAGATCCCGCCGGACCTGCGCGGGCAGCGCGTCGAGTTCATCTTCAACGGCGTCCTGGCGCAGGCCCAGAAGATGAACCGCGTGTCGCCCATCCAGATGGCCATCGGCGTGGCGGCTCAGATCGCCACCGCCCAGCAGGTTACGGGCGAGCGCCCCGAAATCTTCGACAAGTTCAACGCGGATCAGGCCATCGACGAGATCGCGACTGACCTCAAGATTCCCGCGACGGTCATCCGCTCGGATGAAGAGGTTGCCGCCATCCGGCAGCAGCGTGCGGCGGCGATCGCTCAGCAGCAGCAGATGGCGAACATCCAGGCGGCGACTCAGGCGGCCAAGAACCTCGGACAAGCTCCCGTGAACAAGGAGAGCGCATTGGGCGCCCTCCTGGGCGCGGGCTCGTAAGGAGATAAAAAAATGGCTAAGGCAGTGAAGCTGGTCGACAAGCCCAGCGGGACGATCGACAAGAACACGGTGTTCGTGTCGGGACCGCTGGTGACCCTCGCGGACACGAACACGGCGCAGACGTTTACGAACAAGACGCTGACGACGCCGATCATCACCAACGCGACGATGTCGACCGCGAATACCGTGGTGGACGTCCAGAGCCTCGCCGGCCTCGGCACGAACGCGGCGACTGCCGCGGCGATTACCGTCAAGTCCGGCGGCATCGTCCTTGCCACGGGCGGCAACAACAGCGTGGGCGTCATTCTGCCGGTGGCTGCGGTTGGCATGCGCATCACGGTCAAGAACGACGACGCCGCGAACGGCATCATGAAGGTCTATCCGCAGGTCAACTCCAGCATCAACGGCACCGCCAATAGCGCGATCTCGATGGCCGCGAACACCATGGCCGACTTCTTCGCGGTGACCGCGACGGCGTGGGTGACCAACAAGGTTCCGTGCTAGACGCTCGAGGCTAACGAATGGCTTACATCGTCAAGGTCATCCCGGCGCCAGCGGGGACAAACTCTACCAACGTCCTCTACGTCGCGAATCTCGGTGGCACCGTCGTCGACACGAGCAACGTTCAGGTCGTCAACCTTAAGAACCTGACGAACTGCACGCTGACGAACACGACGATCAACGGGACCGTGCAGATGCAGGCCGACGTCGCGATCAACACGTCCACGCTCGCGGCCACGGGCGGAAACATCGCTACCGCGAACGCCGTCACCACGGGTTACCCGGGATTCATTCTCGTGACCGGGGCGAACGGTACGAACGGCGTAAGGCTGCCGACGCCGGCGGCTGGGATGCGCTACGTGGTCAAGAACTCGGAAAGCGCTGCCGCCGCGGTCAAGGTCTACCCGCCGGTCAACTGCACGCTCAATGAGCAAGGCGCGAACGCCTCGATCACGCAGGCGGCTAATACGTGCGCGGAGTTCTTCGCCTTCAACTCAACCGCCTGGTACTCGAACCCCAGGATTCCTAGCTGATGGCGAAGCTGAACAAGAAAGAGGCTCTGGAGAGATGGATCGCAGACGTGCGTGGAGTGATGGCGACGGAAGGCGGCCGGCGGGTGATGCGCGAGATCATCGGCCGGACGGGGCTCTTCGAGAGCATCTTTCGCCAGCCGTCCCCGCTGGTGCGGCCGGAAGAGCGGCTGGTGTTCAACGGTGCTTGGCGGGACTTCGGCCAGTGGCTGCATGACGAGGTGGCCAAGTGCCACCCTGCGGCCTACGACCTGATGAACAACGAGGCGCGACTCGCCAAGCAGATGGAAGGCGAGCCGGAGAAGAAAGAGGCGGAAGCAGATGAATAGCGATCGGCGCGGATTCTTCAAGAAGCTGCTCGGACTCGCGGCGGCGGTCGTGGCGGTCCCGATGCTGCCGAAGTCAAAGCCCGACGTTGGCTACGTGCCTGGCAAGGTCGCCTACATCGTCGACGACAGCGGCCCATGCCCATGCTGCGGGTCGTACTCATACACCACCTCGTCCGCGAGCTTTGACACCGTCAACATCGACTGCGTGCTGTCTGATTGCGCCATCACCTACGACCGGAGGAATTCGTAATGCGTCTCTTCCTTGACCCTGCGGTTCCCGACAAGGCCGCCGGCGCTACGCCTGCTGCCCCCGCTCCCGCTCCGGCTGCGGCGCCCGCCAAGGCCGCGTGGATGGAGCCGCCAAAGGAAGGCGCCAAGCCTGTCGAGCCCATCGCGAAAGTGACGGCTCCCGCTACCGAGCCGACGAAGACCGCGGACCCCGCGAAGTCTGCCGCGGCGGCGGATCCGGCCAAGCCGGCCGCCGCTGCCGCAGAGCCCGACAAGGCTCCTGAAAAATTCACCCTGAAAGCGCCGGAGGGCGCGCAGATGGAGGCCGCAGCACTCGAGAAGTTCGGGGCCGAAATGAAGGCGCTCGGACTGTCCGAGGAGCAGGCGCAGAAGCTCCTGGAGCGCGACCACGTGGCGCAGAAGGCGTCTCACGACGCGATGGTGGCCCAGCTGGACGGCCTGGACAAGGCCAACCTGGCGAAGCTGCAGACGCGCTGGGGCGAGAAGTTCGCGGAGATGTCCGAGAAGGTCAAGCGAGTCTTCGACTACGCGGACCCGAAGGGCGCTCTTCGCAAGGAAGTTGAGGCCATGAAATTGGCCCACGCGCCCGAGCTGATTGAGTTCGTGGAGCGCTTCGTTCCTCTGTTCGAGGAACCGTCCCTCAAGGCCCCGTCTGCAGCGGGAGTCACGGAGAAGGACACGCGCCCGGCTCAGGATCGGCTCGTGGAGAAGTACCGCAAGCAGATGTCCTCTGCTGCGGGGGTTGTCCACCACTAAACACAGGAGATTAAACCAATGACTACTCTCGGCCCTAACAACCTTTGCATTCGCGATATCGTCCGGCGGTCGAAGCCGGACGGGACGCTCGCGCTCATCACGGAAATGCTGAACCAGATGAACGGCATGGCCGACGACGCCCCCTGGGTTCAGGCCGACCTTCCCGGCGGCACCTACTCGACGCAGCGCACCTCGCTGCCGACGTGGGCGACCGTCAACCCGAACGGCACCGTCGCGATGGGCAAGTCCACGACCTCCCAGACCCTCGAGCCGGTCGAGCACATGGCGGTCATGAGCGAAGTCGAGCAGCTGGTCGCTGAGTACGGTGGCGACGTCGCGTCCAAGCGCGCGTCCGAGGCCGTGGCGTTCGTCGAGGCCGGAAAGCAGGCCATCGCGGGCCGCATCCTGGCGGGTAACGGCACCACGACCCCCGGCCAGATCAACGGCTTCCAGACCCGCTACAACGCGACCTCCGGCACGAACGGCCGGAACGTCATCCTGGCTGGTGCTCTGGGCGGCCAGACGGACTGCATGTCCATGTACCTCGTCCGCTGGGGCGAGCGGAACGCCTACTGCTTCTATCCGCAGGGCTCCGCGGCCGGCGTTCGGATCACGGACTTCGGCAAGCGCGTGAGCGAGCCGTCGAGCACGACCCGCAAGATCGTCTGGTCCGAGCACTTCCTCTGGAGCTTCGGCCTGGCGGTGCCCAACTGGACGTCCGTGGCCCGCGTCTGCAACATCGACAAGTCGCTCCTCGTGGCCGGCACCGGAGCGGACCTGTTCGACAAGCTGTCGATGGCCTTCCACGCCACCCGCCGCGCGGGCAGCGGCCGGGATGCCATCTACATGAACACCACGACCCGCATGATGCTCGACATCCAGGCCCGTCAGGCGGTCGGCGCCGGCGGCCAGCTGAGCTACGCGGTCATCGACGGTGAGCAGCGCGACACCTTCCGCGGCATCCCCATCAACCTGGAGGACCAGCTGTCGGAAGGCGAGTCGGTTGTTTCCTAATGTCCTGTAACTGAACAAGGAGAACTAGCAATGCCTATTGACCAGCTCGATGTGTTTTCCAGCGCCCAGGCCATCACGGCTAACGCGATCTCCGACAACGTCATCTCGATCGGAAGCGCGTACACCCGTCACGGCACGGGCCCCCGGCCGCTGTACATCGTGGTTCAGACGACCACGCAGTTTGCGGACACGGGCAACAACAGCACCGGCACGGTGATCTTCCAGACGGATACCGCGGCCAACATGTCCGTGTCGAACACGAACACGACCATCGGGACCATCGCGACGAACTCGGCGGTGGGTGATCGTATCGTGGCGCTGCTGCCCCCGATCCCCGGGGACAAGGCGTTCATGGCCCTCTACTACCAGATGTCGGGCGGTGACTTCTCCGCGGGCGCGGTGACGGCGTGGATCACGCCGGATCCGGACCTCTGGAGCGCCAAGCCCGCTGGCTGGACCGGGCCTTCCACGTCGTAACAAGGGACTTCGCTACGGGGGCTGGCTGGCTTGTGCCGGCCAGCCCCCTCGCGGGTGGGAACTGAAAGGAACAAGGCATGGCTCAGGCGAAAGCTGCCGCAAAGGTCGCCGCTCCGGTCGAGGAACCGAAGCCCAAGCAGAAACTCCAGAAGGGCACGCCGGAAGGCGACAAGCTGATCCGCGTGCGCTGCATGAGGGTCGTCGACTACGGCCCCACGCCCGCGCTGACGCGCCGCTACGAGGTCGGCGAGGAGCTGACCATCCCCATGCACCGCTTCACCGACTGGCATAACCCCGAGGTGGTGGTCGGCAAGAACGGCGAATCCATGACGTTCCGCGGCTCCTTCGAGCGCGCCGACATGCCCAAGCCCGTGGACCCCAATGTGCCCCAGCACTCCGAGGTCACGCAGGAACTCATCGCCCAGAATGAAGAGCTTCGAAAGCGCCTTGCCATCCTCGAAGGCAAGTCCGCGCTGCCCGACGAGATCCAGGTGATTCCCGACAATCCCAACGCTTCCGGCAAGCGAGAGGAGATCTGAGCCATGCCTAGCCCGTTTGTTACCCCGTTCATGCCCATCGGCCCCACGTCGCTGATCGCCGCGAACGCGACGGCCCCCGCGGGCGTCCAGCTGGCCGGCGACCCCACGGCGGCCACGATGGAATGGGTGCAGTATCGCATCCAGAACAACGGCGCCCAGACCGCCTTCTACTCCTTCGGGTCGAACGCCACGGTGGCTCAGAACAACGCTGTGATTCCAACGAACGCCTCTGTCGGCGGCAACTGTTACCCGCTCCCCGCGGGGGCCGTTGAAGTCATTACGGCGAAGCCCTCGCAGTTCTGGAGCGGTATCACGTCGGCCAATACTGGAGCCTCCGTTTTTATCACCCCCGGCAGAGGAGTCTAGATCATGGCCATGCACGTAGGCGGTATCGGCGGCGCAACATCGGTTGCGACCACTGCATTTCCCCTTACCCCGTCCAACGGAACAGCATTCGTCAGTGTCGACAACGTCACGCTGGTCGATGACGCGTCCGGCGTGCTCGCCCAGAAAAACGGGGCGACCGCGCAGACGTACCGGGTCTACGGCAGCAATACCGCGTACACGGCGCTGTCGCATGACGGAACAAACGGGAACCTGCTTGCTCAGACGGGGGTCCTGCTGCTCGGGGCCGCGAATACCAACTATTTCGGCCTCACCACGCAGGAACTCTACCCGCTCACCAACAACAACACGGACATCGGCGACCCGACGCACGCGATCCGTTCCGGGTATTTCGGCACGAACGTGTTTGCGACGGGCGCCGCGATCACGGCCGGCAGCGGCACGGGCCTGACGGTCAACGACACCGGCACCGTTCGAAAGGTGACTCACAAGGTCACGGTGGACTATACCGCCCTAGCTGCCGCAGCTACCACGGCCGACAAGACGATCTGCACGCTTCCCGCGAAGACGCGCCTCACCGCGATCTACGCGGACACGACCACCAAGTACATCGGCGGCAACATTTCCGCCGTTGCCCTAAAGATCGGCTCGACGGTGGGAGGCGCCGAAGTTCTGGCGTCTCACGACGTCTTTACGGCTGCGGTGACCAAGGGGCTGGCGGATGCGGACCTAGGAACGTCAATGGTTCGCGCTGCGGCCATTCAGGGCGGCTACATGCCATCCTTCACCGCGAACACCGCCATCAGCGTCCGCATCACGACGACGTCGAACAACACCAACGTACTGACGCAGGGGAGCACCACCTACTATCTCGAAACGGAAAAGCTCCAGTAAGGAACCGAGAATGTCGGTATCCAAGACGAATATTTGCAACCAGGCGCTCTTCCATCTCAAGAACTCGAAGACGCTGACCGACGTCGACACGGACACGTCGCTGCAGGCGAGTGTGTTCCTGGCATTCTACGACGACGTGCTCGAGGAGATGCTACGCGAATTCGAATGGCCGTTCGCCAAGCGGATCGCGAGCCTCGCGCTGGTGGAGACGGATCCCGCCGACGGCGTCGAATGGGGCTTCTCCTATCGCTGGCCGAGCGATGCCATCAAGGCCCGCTACATCGTTGACGGGAACATGGACCCGAGCGTCCAGTATCCGCGGATCTCATTCGAAGTCGGCGGCGATGACACGGGGCGCCTCATCCTGACGAACGAGGAAGACGCCTCGCTTGCCTACACCAAGCTCGTGGATGACGTCACCGTCATGAGCCCGAAGTTCCGCAAGGCGCTGTCCCTCCGGCTCGCGATGGAAGCCGCTCCTACGCTTGCCGGCTCCGATCAGGCGGGCATGGCACTCGGTCAGCTGGCCGAGAGGAACTACCGCTCCGCGATGAGCGAGGCCAAGGCGGAATACCTGAACGAGCGGCAGAGCGACAATCCACGGGAGTCTGAATTCATCGAGGGCCGCTAATGTCGACCCCGAGGGCATGGAGTTACGGCGCCGTCTCCCCGTCTCTTCAGAAGCGGGTCGACCTCGAATCCTACCAGCGCAGCGCGAAGACGCTTCGCAACATCAAGGTCATTCGCGAGGGTGGCCTTGAGACGCGCCCGGGGACGACCCTTGTGGCGCCCGTCAAATACTCGTCCAACGACGACATCAACACGGCGATTCGGCGCTTCGTGTTCAACTCCGCGGATGGGAACACCTACGCCATCGAGGTTGGTCATGAGTACATGCGGTTCCACAAGAACGGCGAGCAGATCCGCGACACGACGCGCAGTGTGCAGAGCATTACGAACGCCAGCCCCGGCGTCGTCCACTTCGACGGCTCGAACATGACCGAGGGCGCGGAACTCTACCTCACTGGCGTGTCGGGAATGCGGGAGGTGAACAACCTTCGCGCCTTCGCCACCAACGTCAACAACGGCGCCAATACGTTCGAGCTCTACGACTTCGACGGCAACCCGATCAGCACGACGTCGTTTGGAACGTACCTTTCGGGCGGCTATGTCGGGGTTGTCTACGAGATCGCGACGACGTACATCCACTCAGACGTCTACGACCTGATCTTTTCTCAGCTGAATGACGTTATCTCGATCACCGGTGGCGACTACCCGCCAGCCACGCTGACGCGCACCGCCGATACCGACTGGGCGCTCGCATACCCCTACGAGGACGATCCGAGGCAGACCTCCGTGGTGGATCTGGCGGGAGTGGCCGGGTCGGGCGGCTCCAAGACCTTCAAGTACAAGGTGGCCTCCATCGCGTTGGACACCAACAAGGAATCCCTGCCCGGTATGGAGCCGTTCAAGACCGTCACCGGTATTACCAACGCATCTCCCCCGGTCGTGAGTGTGACGGCCCATGGCTTCAGCGATGGAGATACCGTCGTTTTCAACGGCGTCGGGGGCATGACTGAGGTCAACGGACGTGAGTTCACGATCCGCATTGCCACACCATACGTGCCGGACACCCCCATCACCATCGCCGGCGGCGGCGGGATCACGCTGGCGAACCCCATGGTCGTGGACGTGAACGCCTTCCACGGCCTTTCGGACGGCGACAAGATCACCTTCAACATCGTGGGCACCACGGAACTGAACGACATCACCTATGCGACCGTGACCGCATCGACGCCCACGTCGTTCCAGGCTTACTACTTCGGGACCACCACGCTGATCGACTCGCGGGTCTTCACGGCATTCGTGTCGGGGACCATTACGCGCATCTCCCCGAACCCAACCTCGACGAACAGCTTCGAACTCGTGAACGCGGATAGCACCAACTGGGGCGTCTTCAGCGGTGGCACCCCGAAGGTAGCCCGCACGACGCTGTACATCAATGGCGCCGGGGATCCCAGCACCTCAGCCCCGCACGTCCTGACGTGGGGCGTCGAGGACATCGACACGGCCGCGGACATGTCCTCCGGGGTGAGTCAATACGTCGTCTACCGCGAGGTGAACGGCGTTTTCGGATTCGTGGGCCTCACCACGGCGGCGACGTTCTCGGATGTCGGCATCACGCCGGACACGTCCGACAGCCCGCAGGCGTATACGGAATACTTCCGCGACCCGTTCGACTACCCGTATTGCACGGGATTCGGCAAGCAGCGCCTCTGGTACGGCGGCTCGGACAACCACCCTAACCGCTGCGTGGGCTCCCAGACGGGGGACTACTTCAACTTCTTCGTCCACAGCCCGTCGGTGGCATCGGATGCGATCACCATCGACGTCGTCGCCGGCAGCGCTAACATCATCCGAAACATCAAGGAAGTCGCGGGGCGTATGATCGCCTTCGCCTCTGAGGGCGAGTTCGGCCTCGGGGACACCGACGGGGTCGTCGATGCCACCAACCCCGACGCGCAGCACTTTTCGTCCCATGGGTCGACGAAGGTTCAGCCGCTGCTCATCAACGACATCGCTACCTACGTCCAGGCGAGCGGCACCCAGGTGCGGGACCTCGGCTTCAGCTTCGAGAGCAACAACTACAAGGGCGAGGAGCGGAGCATCCGGAGTCAGCATTTCTTCCGCGGCCATTCCATCGTCGACTGGTGCTATCAGCAGACGCCGGATTCCGTCATCTGGGCTATCCGCGACGACGGCAAGGTGCTCGGATGCACCTACGTGCGCGAGGAGCAGATGGCTGCGTGGCACGAGCACGACTGGTCGGACGGGGATGTCCTAAGCGCCTGCTCAATCCCTGGCAGCGGTCAGGACGACGTCTACATGGTCGTGCGCCACACGATCGACGGCGCAACCCAGACGTTCGTGGAAGTCATGGCTCCGCGGCTGATCGACGACATCGTGGACGGCGTGTTCTCGGATGCCACCATCGTCTACGACGGCCGGAACACCGGGGCCACGCAGCTGAAGCTCACGGGCGGCTCAACGTGGGCGGCTGGCGAGAGCATGACTTGTCAGGCGGATACGGCGTACTTTGACGATCGTGCCGCCGAGAACGTCGGGAACAGCGTCTTTCTCTACGACACCGACGGTAGCGTGGTGAAGTGCCGGATCACCGCCTATACGAACTCCACGCATGTCACGGTGCTTCCGGATCGAGACGTCCCCGCTTCGATGCAAGACACCTACACGACCGACTGGAGCTACGCGCAACCCTACGCGGACGGCCTCCAGCCGCTCGAGGGCGCCACGGTATCGGTTTTCGCGGATGGCTTCGTCGAGGCCAGCCCCAACAACGCCGAGTACGGCACGCCGCTGACGGTGACTGACGGGCGCGTCGAACTCTCCCAGGCTTACGCGGTCATCGCCGTGGGTCTGCCGTTTACCTGTGACTTCGAGCCCTTGGACATCGACTCCGCGCAGGCCCCCGGCGGCGGGCTCATCAACCGTCAGAAGGTCATCAGCAAGCTGTGGGTGGCCGTCGAGGATACCCGCGGGCTCTTCATCGGCTCGGAGCCGCCGGAGGACGACGACACCGATCCCCTGGAGAATCTCCAGCCCTTGCAGCGTCGGGAAGTCACCGCCAACTACGACGATCCGCCGGAGCTCGTGACCGACACGCTGGAGCAGGATTCCATCAGCAGCTGGAACAGCCACGGACGCTGTTTCGTCCGCCAAGTCGATCCGCTGCCGGCGCGGATCCTGGCCGTCATGCTCGAAGGTTCTACGGGTGGTGCATAATGGGCAATGTTAGCGGACTTGCCGCCGCCGCACAGGGGGTCAGCGCCCTCTCGAGCGCCGCGAACGGCTACTCCCAGTATCAGAGCCAGCTGGGTCAGGCTAAGTGGCAATCGCAGGCGTACAACCAGAACGCCCAGATCGCGCTCATGCAGGGCGCCGTCGCGGGGACGAACGCCGAGCGCGCCGCCATGATTCGCGGTCAGCAAGCCGCCCAGGTGGTCGGCAAGCAGCGCGCCATCATCGGGAACGGCGCCGCCAACGTGAACACCGGCTCCGCGGCTCAGGTCCAGGTGGATACCGGCGCCGCCGCCGTGCGCGACGAGCAACAGATCATGAACAACGCCGCGCTCCAGGCGTGGGGCTATCAGACGGAAGCGTCGAACTACGAGTCGCAGGCCCAGATGGCGAAGATCGCTGGCCGCTTCAACGCCAACAGCTCGCTCATCAGCGGCGGCCTCGGCTTCGCCCGCGGTGTGGTTGGCGGCGCCTATTACGGCAAGCAGGCGGGGTGGTTTGACACCACCCAAGAAGAGGCTGCCGCCTATTCCAAAAATAAGCCGAAGCCGGAGGATCTGTATCGGCGCGACATTTCCGGGAATTACCTCGGAGGTGGCTGGAGCATTTCTCAGGGCAGATAACTATGCCGACCATTCCTTACGAACCGATCCAGCAAGTCGGCGCGCAGGGCGTGCCGGATGTCCGCGTCTCGCCGTCGACGCCTCCCGGCGCCTTCGGTGGCGGTGACGCCGCTCGCGAAGCCTTCGGTCAAGCGCAGGGGCTCGCAAGTGACATCGCCAAGCAGCAGGAGGATATCCGCCAGAAAGCCGACCTCGCCGCTGTGTTCAAGGCTACCGCCGAGCTCTCCAACTACGCCACCGACGTGCAGTACAACCCGCAGACCGGCATCGTTGCCCAGAGGGGGGAGAACGCCTTCCCGCTCGCGAAGACGGTCCCCGAGGGCTATCGCAAGAAGGTGTCCGACCTCATGGGCTCGCTCTCAACGCCGGAGCAGCGGCAGATGTTCCAGCGGCAGGCCGACCAGCATTGGAATGAACTGAACCGCTTCAACCAGAGCCATATCGCCGGACAGTCAGAGCAGTTCATGGCGCAGCAGGCCGACGCCTATGTGGCCTCCCGCCAGAACGCCGGGGCGCTCGCTGGGTCGACGCTCGATTACGACGGCATCACCAAGGCCGCTCAGGACGTCTACCAGGCGCGGCGCGTGTGGGCGATGAAGAACGGCGTTTCGCAGGATGTTGCCGACCTCATCACCGCGAAGGACGTCAGCCACGTCTACGCGGGCGCCATCACCTCCATGGTGAATGCGCAGAAGGATCAGGCGGCAAAGCAGTTCTTTGACGACAATAAAGATCGGCTCACGAAGCAGGACCGGGACCACGTCGAGCGCCTCGTTAACGATGGCTCCGACCTTGGTACCGCCCAGCGCATCAACGACAAGATCTTCAGCGACTACGCAGACTTTGCTACCGGCGAGCAGCACCGGACCCCGAAGACGCTCTCGGAGGCCACCGCCGAGCTCAACAAGGAAACCGCAAAGCTGGACCCCAAGGCCCGCAAGATCGCGGAGCAGGAATTCGCCCACCGCTGGACGCTGATGAAGGCGATCGAGAAGGATGCCACCGACAAGGTGTTTGAGGACGCCTCCCACCAGCTTGACCTCCCCGAGAATCGCGGTAAGCTCGCGCAGGACGCCATCGACGCGGACACCTGGAGCCAGCTACCAGACAACGACCGGAAGGCGCTCATCGCCTATTCCTCCGCGATCATGCGCCCCCCGAAAGAGGGCGACGACGCACTAGCGGTGACCAAGTGGTATGCGCTCACCAACGACGATATCTCCAAGATGTCGCCGGCCGACATGTTCCGCTGGCGCACCGGGGACCCCGACAACGGCATCCCTCCGCTCACGAAGGCGAACTACGACAAGTTCGCCGAAAGCTGGAGCAAGATCCGCAAGGGCGAGGACGACCTATCCCTCGCCGTCAAGCAGGAGGATCGGAAGTACCTCTTCACCAACGCCAAGAACGGGGATTATCTCGGCATGGGCAAGGTGAAGGATCTGAACGAGCTTGGCGACAAGAAGTCGGACGACTACAAA